CCGCGTTCGGCACGTTGCCGAACTCGACGAACACGTCGGGGTTGAACATGATGGGACCCACCATGCTGTGGAAGCCCTTGATCGAGAGCCCCACCATGCCGTCCTGGTAGCCCCCGGGCTGCAGCGGGATGCGCTCCGCCGGGTAGAAGGACTTGGCGATGTCGCTGTACGCCCCATCGGAGCAGTACAGGTCGGTGGGACGCCCGAAGTTCGGGGTCGTCTTGACGGTCAGGGCACCGTCGTTCAGGCGGTCCTCATTGAGGGGGGCACCGCGCAGGTCGATGATGTTGGCCGCCGGAGCACCGGTGGTGATCAGGCGGTCGAGGCCGTCCCACTGGACCGGGATCAGGGTGCTGTCCCCGAAGAACATGGACCGCTCGATCTGCTTCAGCAGGTGGGCGGTGCCGTTCACCGTCTCCTGCGCGATGACCGGGCCGTGCGCCGGCTTCACCAGGCTCATGACGTGGGTGACCGCCCGGGTCGTACCCACGTACTTGATGATGGTGAACTCACGGCTGTACGTGCTGTCGTCGGCCTCCGGCAGGTCACCTTCCGAGATGAACGCCGAGGAGTCGTTGTTGCCGTAGGCGCGCAACCGGTTGTACTCCTCGACCGTGTTGTAGGCCGGGAGCTTGGTGATGTTCTTCCACAGACGGACATCGTCCATCCGGTAGGTCACCACCTTGAGGGTCCGTTCCAGCGACTCGATGCGCAGGGGGAAGCCCTGGCCGGCGGAGACCGCCGGAGGGTTCTGGTCCTGGCCCGCCGAGAGCGCCTTGCGGAGGTCGGTCACGTCCTTCTGGGTGGCGGTCCCGAAGCCTTCCAGGCCCTCGTAATCCCGCCAACTGACAAATGCACTTTCCATCGTTGTTCTCCTCGTTGCGTGTTGGCAGTTGCCGGTTCTGACCCTTGGCCGACCACCCCCTAGCGGGTGTGGACCGTACCGTTCTTTCTCCTGAACGAAACCACATCATCCAGCAGGCTCCGGGGGATCTGCCCGGTCTGCTCCACCGTCGCCATCGCGAAGTCCACGCGGTGGCCGCTGGGCGTCTGGTGCATCGACTTGGCCATCTGCTCCAGCGTGTCCATCACATCGACCCGCGACAGTTCATCCGTCGCGGAACCCGCTCCCACTTCCCCGTCCATGGACTTCTGGAGCACCTGCCCCCGCGACGTGCTGACACCCTTGCGGGGCAGCGGCGTGTTCTCCACGGACGCCAGCCGATCCGTGAGCGACTTGATCAGCGACTCCTGCCGCTGCGCCAGCTTGGCCATGCCCAGCAGGCTCTTGGCCAGTTGCGTGTTGAACGCCGAAGCGCGATCCCGGGTCATCTCCAGGCTCTTGGCCAGCCGGTCCTGGACCTGATCCAGAGCCGCTGCCGTCATCTGGGAGTGACGTTCCAGGAACGTGGACACCTCGTAGCCCTCCTGGAGGCTGGGGTCCGCGGCGAACTGCTCCTGGAAGGAGTCCTCGGCGTTGCCGTCGCCAGACTTCTCCAGGGGGTCTTCGGCCGCGGTGTCATCGGCCTTGGCCAGGAGGCCGGCCAGTTCCTGCCGCTCCGACTTGGACAGAGTGCCCTCAGCCAGCTTCTGGCCCAACACCTCGCGGCGATCCGCGGGGGCCGGCACCGTGCTGCCTTGAGCCACGGCTTCCAGGGTCTCCAGGCTCTTGATGAGGTCGTCGGCGTCGATGCCGCCCTTCTCGGCGTCATCGTCTTCGTCGCCGTTCATCCCCACGTCCTTCATCTGCTCCTTCTCCTCGGACGCCTGCGCCTTGGCGTCGGCGGGGTCGCGCTTCAACCCCTTGGAGATGCCGACCCGGCCATCCTTGCGGCCACGCAGCGAGCTGTCATCGTTCTGGGACAGGTTGCTGCCGTCGCCGGTGCCGGGTTGGCCGCCGTCGGCCCCGTTGGAGACGCCGATCTTGCCGGGCTTCCGCTTGCGGTGCTGGTCGTCGTCATCGGCGTCCTGGTCGAGCTGCGACGGATCTCCCGGCAGCGCCGATGGATACTCCCGGTCGGGCTCCGAAGTGACGTTGCTGTTGGTCTGCGGCTTGGTGCCCTGCCGACCCGGCTCGTTGGTGACATCGGACCCGGTCTTGTTGGCCTTGGCCATGTCGCCACCGTAGCCACCCTTCTCCGCGTCCTCGTCGATCTGCTTGCCACCGGCCATCGCCGCCATGCCGCCCTGGGCTTCCTTGCGCGTGGTCGGCATGTCGCCGGCCGCGCCGCTTTTCAGCATCTGTTCGGCCATGTGCGCTGCCTGATCGTCTGCGGTAACCATGTCCATGTGTAGTGCCCTCCTTCAGGCTGCCTGGGCCATCGTGAACTGCAAAATCCGCTCCGCGGCACCGTCGGTCATGCCGCGATACCGCGCCTTCAGCAGGTTGATGGCTTCCGCTTTCGTGAGTTTCCGTTTCTTCCGTTGTGCCGCCGCCACGTCTGCCACCATCTCCATGGACTCCGCGCGCAGCGCGAAGCCACTTCCCGCCATAGGTGCCGACGGGTTGATGGCGTGACCAGCCATCAGCGCCCGCGTGAACCATTCGTCACTGGCCTGCTCCACCGCCCGCAGCGACTTCGCCAGCACGTCCAGGCCGGTTTCCGTGTTCACGGGGCAGTTCGTGATCGCGACGTTCCGCACCTTGGCTTCCGCGATCACGGCGTCGCTGGGACCGCTGCGCCGTAGGACGCCGCCCTCGATGCTGAAACCGAGACGCCGCCCCGTTTTCTGGAGCGAGTTGGCCAACTCCCAAATGCGATTGGCCGGCTCGTAGTTGTCCAGCAGGTAACCCTCGACGTAGGTGCCGGGACGCCCGTTGTGCATCCGCTTTTCCACCTTGACGGGGTAGCCGACGATCCCGGTGGTCTCCCGGCTGTGGTTGTCGTTGAACCAGCCGTTCTGCACGAACTCGCTGAAGTCCAGGCCACGTTGCAGCACGACTTCGCCTTGGCGGTCGCGCGACTCCGTCGAGATGACGCCCCCGATACGACGCTCCTTACCCTTTTCCCCGGCCTTGTACCAGACCTCAAGGGGCAACTCGAACTTGAAGGGGATTTCGGGACGCATTGGGCAGTTTGCAACCGCCCCAGCCTCTCCGCGGAAATCCGCAGGCCACTCGGGGATGGCAACGACCCTAGGGGCCGCGATCTACGGTGTCAATTTCTTTCCTGACGACTAGGGGCGGCTCCGACTCCTGCAGCGCCTTCCGTAGGGGCTCGCCAAGATGCAGGTCCACTGGCACGTCACTACCGCACTTGCGGCAGACCACTTCGGCCCCTTGCGGGCCGAACACCACGATATTGGTACGTATTTTCAGTTTGCCGTCGGCGGATTTCTGGATGATCCGCGACCGGCACTTGGGACAGCGCGGAATCAACGGCGAACCCCGTGGACCACGTCCACCTTGCGCCCGCCGATGTACTGCATCGTCTCGTTGTAATAATCGGGATCGACCTCGACCATGCCCCCTAAGCCGTTGGTGTGCAGCGGCGCATCCAGCAGGAACTGCTCCGTCACCAGCCGACGTACCGGCGTAGCCACGATGCGCCGGTGCAACTCCGCCAGCGACACCGCGGGGTTGCTCCCAGGAGCCGCCTTGTTGGTGGGGGCCTGGAGGATGGGCTTGCCGGTGCGCCGGTGCAGGTCGATTCGGAGATCGCGGAAGTCCTGCACCAGCTTGGTATCGTGGATGGTGTCCGGTTTTCCGTTGCCCCCCGACCACATCTTTTTCGGGGGCCGCTCAGAGTAGTACATGGCGAAGTCGTGAGCGTGTCGCGCCACGTACTCGAAGTTGAGGGGAATGCTGGTGTGGGCGTGCTCCAGCACGGGATCTTGTACGTACCGCCCCGTGGCGTCGGCCCTGGTGTGGGCGCGGTTGATGGCTTCCCCCATCTCCAGGTGCACGTAGAGCAGCGTGACGTGATAGCCGGCTTCCCGCAGGGATCTCACCCTCTCCGCATACGCCTCGCCGTCCTTACCGGTGCCGTCCAAGATCACGTTCTTGCGCGCAGCTATCGACCGCTTCATGAGACGATGCGCCACGTCGCTGCTCTCGAAGTGAACTATCGCGGCCCCGTTCATCGCGGTGATGATCTTGCCGGACACCGTCCCCAGGTTGGTCGCCCGCTTGAACTCCGGCAGGTACACCTTGACTTCATCGGCGTCGATGTTCACGAAGTCCTGCACGTTGGCGATGACTTGGTCCTTGACGGTGCCCTTGCCGCTGCCGCCGCCACCCATCATGACCACCGCCACCGGCTGTTTGTCGGCGGGTGGCGTCTTCACGGAATCGAAAAACTTGGACATGATGGCTTCGTGCAGCTTCGCCCGTGGGGCGTCCCACTGGTAGCGTTCCTTGCCGAACCTGTCGATCTCCCCTGTGCCGTGCCCGTAGACCCCTGCGGTGGTGTGCGGCAACCCGAACTCGCTGCCATCGACCCAAGCACGCTTCATCTTGGCGCGCACCGCTCCCGGTAGCGCCGCGATCTCCTGCTGGAGGCGGTGGATCGCCTTGCTGCTGGTTTCCAGCACGTCGGCCGCGGTGGCACCACGTCTGGCCTCCCCCAGTTCCCTCCACCGGGCCGGGGCCTGCTTCTGGTAGCGGCGCTGCCCCCACTGGCGAATGGTGCCCACCGGGAACTCGATCCCCTTCAACAGCAGGCGGGGCTCCGCGGGCGGCGGCGCGGCGACCAGGGGTGGCATGCAGGTCTTGAACAAGGAATCCAACCAGGTGTCCCAGCCCTTGGCCACGGCCCCGGCGTCTTCCGCCACCCACCGCTGCTTGGCCAAGTGCATGATCTCTTTGGCGATGCTTTCGCCCGTGGCCTTCATCTCGACGCCGCCTCGCGCCGGGCCCAGCCAGACGTTGCCGTCGTGACTGGTGCTCAACAGCACGCCCCTCTCGCCGGCGCGCGGCTCCAGTACGAGCACGCGCCTGCGCGAGTACGTGCTGGCCTTGGGCTTGTTCCAGCGGCCGTGCTTGTCCGTGGTCTGGGTGACGACTCGCCAGCCCTCGGCGGGCTTGAAATCCACCGACACCTTCATCTTGCCGCGGTCCTGGAATCCGATGGGGTAGTCGTCGATGGTGAAGCTGTTGACGACGCGCCGGCCCGCGATGTGGTCGTAGAGCGCCTTGGCCTCGGGGCTCGCCTGCACCTCGGGACTCGGCTCCGGCCGCGGCAGATCCTCGGTCTTGGTGCCAGGGGGCTTGGCGATGGTTTCTTCTTCGCTGGCGCGTTGCTGAATCTGCTCCTTGCGCGACTCCAGGGAGGACGCCTGCTGGCGCTGCCGCATGTAGTCCTTGAGGTTGCCGTGCGCCGTCCACAACCGCGCCCTCACGCCGTGGGAACCACGCCCCAACTCACTCACATGGATCTGGGTGCGATCCGCATGGCTGGTATCCAGGGGGCTCAACTTGGCGGCGGCGTGTACGGCTTCCGCGATCTGGTTCAGGATCTCCGTGGGCTTGGTGCCGCTGACGCCACCCAAGGCCCCCTGGGCGAGGTGGTAGAGGTCCCGGGCTTCACCGTGCAGGGGATGGGGGTCCGCAGGGGCCGGCGGCAGCGCCAGCTTCGTCACCGGCGGCGGTGCCTGGTAGGGGATCGGCGTGTCGATGGGGTAGCCCCAGTTCCAGCCGGAATGCCGCGACACCTTGCCTTCGGCCAGCCTCATGCGGATAGGGGTGCGGCCACCCACCACGGTGGCTACCAGTTCGCCACCCTGCCCTACCTCCTTGACCTTGAATACGTGGACCTCACCGAAGCGCCGCTCCGTCTGCTTCAGCGTGAAGCGGTCGCCGGGTTTCAGGCTGGCCCAGAAGGTGGCCGAATCATCTTCCGCCTGCCGCTTCTTTGGTGGTCCAGACTCCGGCCATTGGGCTACCGTTTCCATGGCAACCTGCTGGCGCTCAGTTATTCCCAGGCGTTCACGTCGTTCCCGCGCCGTCTCCGGCGGTTCCGCACGCCAGCCGCCGGACACATCGGGGTAGCGATACTCCCAGTCGGCACCGCGGCGACGCCGCTGACCGCCTGGATGGATGGTGTGCGGGATCGGCTGCCAGTCGCCGCCGGCCGGCATGGCCTTCCGCATTTCGACGAACAGCCTCATGACCGGTTGATGTCCACGTCGTTCAGGGCCAGCTTCGACGCCTGCTGCAATTCATGCCGTCCCTGGCGCTGGATGTCCAGACTCTGGCGGGCGTCGGTACGTTCCTGGGGCTCCTTGCGCCGCACCGTGATCTTGACCCCCTTCAACTTGTAGGGACGCGCCCAGCCCCCAGTTGACTGCGTGAGCCCCTGCACGTCCAGTTTGTCGGCGGCCCGCGGCAGGTTCCGCTTTTGGCGACGCCCCGGCTTGTTCATGTCCTGACGACCCAAGGGCCAGTCCTGCTGCGGCGGCCCCGTCTTGTCGGACCTCACGTTGGCCCCCGCGGTCCTGGCGGGGCTCCCGAAGTTGCCCATGGTGCCCACGGTGGAACCGTCCCGGGTGCTGTCGCCGCCGAGACCGCCGGCCTTCTCCAGTTCCCGGTAGACCGCGTTGAGCGCCTTGCGGGCCTTGCTGTGTCCCTGTCGGGCGTACTTCACGACGAGGTGGAAATCCTCCGGCCGCAGGCCGACCTTGCGCACCGCCTTCTCCCAGCGATCTAGTTCGTCCACCGGCTCCAGGGCGAGCGCCATCTGCTTCTTACCCTTGATCATCTTGCCCTTGAGCCGATACACCTTGTCCCGGAACTCCTCGACCGACATCGCGGTCATGCTGCCGAAGAACTCAGGGCGGTCGTAGTGAATCAGGTAGGCGGTCTTGGCGTCCTCGGGGGAGTCGAACCCCAGCATCGTCTTGTCTTCGTCGTGCTCCTTGAAGCTGGGAGCCGCCATCTGGTGGATGACGTAGACGCGCTCTGCCTTTTCGTTGGGGCCGATAAAGCAATCGACGTGGTCGCCGTCGGTGCCTTCGGTCAGGCGGATGTACCCGTAGGGGTAGAGCATCTTGGTCTCGCCCTTGGTATCGGTGGCCTTGTCGTGCCACTTCCGCACCGACCCCGCCCGGTTCTCGATGCTGATCTCGAACCCCTGGAACTGGCGGCGGCCATCCAGCTTCCGCGATTTCGCGATCACGGGAGTACGCGGCGGCGTCCCCGGCTGGTTCAGCGGGGACAACCACTGGAGGGTGTGTCGCAGCGAGGTCGCCATGCTGTCGCGTTGCGCCTTGTCGGTTGCCACCACGGGCTGCCGCGCGAATACCTCCACCAGCGCGGAGCCGGCGGCCATCGTCATGCCGGGGGCCGTCAGCTTGGCGTCCAGCCCCTCGTATTGTTCCCGCAGGCTCATGCCGTGGCCTCCTGGGCGGCTGGCAAGCGCCGCGGTTTCTTGGCCTTCTTGCGGACGTAGTACTTCCAGTCGGTGACACCGCCCGCCTGAACAGCGGCCTCCAGGGCTTTCTTCAAGGCCCACATATCGGGCGGCCGGTTAAACAGCTTCCGCGAAGCGGTATCCTCGAACGGACCAGAGCCGGTCATGAAGTTGCCCAGCATCTTGCTGACATCCAGCCTTACCCCATTGAGGCGATCTTCCAATGAGTCCCGTTCCAGGGCACGCGGTGGCACGGACTGCGTGATGGCCTGCTTGGCGTTGACGCGGTCCAGGTAGAAGTCAGCCAGGCTGTTGTAGCGATCCGAGGCTTCGGCGTTTTCCACCTTGACCTTCACCTCCCAGGCGCGACCGGCGATGTGATTGCTGATCTCGACCGGAGACATCGGCGTCTTCAACTCAGTCAAGCCGTCCACCACCATGGCCATGCCGGCAAACTTGGTCACGTAGGAAAGGTAGGAAGTCGAATCGTAACGATCCACCTGGGCAACCATCCCGGCAAAACCTTCGTGCATGGAAAATAACTGGTGGGGGGTTGGATCGGTTATGAAAGCGCCCAGCGGCCTCACGAAATCGTTGGTGAGGTGCTGCGCCAGGATTTCCGTGGTTGCCTCCTCCAGTGCGGCACGGGGACGCCACGGCCAGTCGCTGGGCTCGTAGAGGTTGTCGTTGGATGCGGCGTGCATCGACTCGTGCAACAGCACACGCACGGCATTACGCAGGGCTTCCCCAACGCCGCGGTGAAACCCCGCGGCGTGATCGAGGCTCAGTGTGATGCCCTTCTTCTTGTCGAAGTAGCCACCAAGCAGAGTAAGAGGCTCGAACCGAACCTGTGTGGGCACGTCGGGCTTCACACCGAAATGGTGAACGACGAGGTCAACCACCTTTTGCAGTTTCATCCCTAGCGGCTCAGTCGCCTTCACAAAGGCATCTTCACCAATAACCTGCCCTTCAGGATTGCGGGCTTCTGGAGGTTCGACAGCCACCTTGAACGCATCCAGCGTCCAGTCCTTGCCGGCTTCGGTGCGCTTCCAATCCAGCACGATCTCACCCGTCGTGGGCAGCTTCGGCGGGCTCGACAGCATGCCGCGTTCCGTGCTGGGCTTCGGCGGCTTCGCCGGCTCCCGTATCATCGCTTTGCGCCGCGCCGCCGCGTCCAGGTCCCAGGCTTCGCGCCGCGCCGTGGCTTCGGCCGCAGCTTCCAAGTCCACGACGCGATCCACGGCCCCGGGCTCGAACTTGGTGTAGCCCATCCGTACTGCCTCCGTGGCCAAAGCGACTGGATCTTCGCCATCCTCATGGCTGGACGCCCCGATCTTGTCGAAATAGCTCAGACGCCAGGTCCCGTGGGGGTTGCGCCAAATCGTGACGGCTCTGTCCGACCCATGAGCCAGTTCGATAGGCTTTCCCACCGTGGCTGCATGCGCGACGATGTCCTTCCCGGCCTGCCGTGCCGCCGCTGCCCATGCGACAGACCCGGCCACCACCTCATTGAACGACGCCGGCTTGGGCACGCCAGGAGACCCCGGCCTGGGAGGAAGCGTGAACTCCCGCTCCACCCCCTGCGGCAGCTTCAGTTCTTCCTGGTGGGGGGTCGGGGCATAGCCGCCGCTCGGCTGTGGGTAGCGGTACTCCCACTTGCCGGCGAGGCGTCGTCGCTGGCCCCCTGGGTGAATGGTGTGGGGAATCGCCTGCCAGGACCCCCTGATCACCTTGGGCTTCATCCCGAACATGCCGAGTTGTTCGGCCTTGAGCAGGGGTTGCCCGCCCAGCAGCAGGACGTGACCGGCCTTCTCCACCTTCCCCAGCTTGACGTAGTAGTCGGGGTCCTCGGTGAGGTGGTCCATGGCGATCTCGCGTGCCAGCGCCCGCGAGTGGGTGTGCTCCAGTTCGTGATCCGTGCCCTCGCGCAGGATGTCGGCCGGGAAATCGGTGGGCCGCTTGCGGTCGGCACGTCCCCCCGGCAACCGGTCGGCCTTGGTCAGTGCCGACTCCAGGTCGGCCTGGGCCGGCGGCGCGTTGTGCTCCTCCAGGGTGAGGTTCATGGTGTCCGCGAACTGCGCCGCGAACAGGCTCTGGTTCCAGGCCGCGGGGTAGCTCTGGTAGCTGACGTGGTGGCTGTAGGTGGGGGTGTCGAGGTGAAAGCAGGCACCCTTGGTCTTCCACTCGATGGTCAGCGTCTTGATGTCCTGCCCCAGACGACGCAGCCGCTCCAGGGCAGCGGCCAGGATGACCATGACGGGACCTTCGGCCTCGGACGGCTCCGTGACGGCCTTGATCAGGCTGAGGGGCAGTTCGATACCAAACGACTTCTTGACCCATTCGGCCAGTTCGTTCAGTTCGTAGCCTTCCTGCCGCTTCAACAGGATCTCCTGGAACAGATCCTGGAGCGACAGCTTCTCCGTGAAGTGAGCCGGCCCCGTGGGGTTCGTGTCGCTCATCTTCTTTTCCAGCGCCACGTACTCCGCGAACAGGGTGGGATTGTGCTTGGCGGCGATCATGAGATCGTCCTTCTTGGCGAAAACGCAGAAGGCACAACTCAACCGGTGCATGCCCAGATCGTAGGCAACGTGATGGGGTAGCCCGCTATCGCGGATCGTCTCCCACACCCGCTTCTCCGGCCAGAGGTGAATCGGGAACCAACGATCCACCACCTTGACCGCAGACGACTGCTTATCCCGTGAGAACGCCGACATCGACTCCCGGGCGTCACCTTCCTGGGCGCGAATACCCAGGGCGTTCAGCACCTTCACCTGCTTCTGGCCGGTTTCGTCGCGCAACTTGTCGGCCAGGGAAGTCGTCAGCACCTGCACCGCAGCCCGCTTGTGATCGCTGGTGCAAAACCGGGCGTCGGCGCTGGGCCACGGAATGATGGCTCCGAACTCCACGGAGAGATCGCCTACCGGGACGCCTGCCTTCTTGGCGCGGGCGCTGTCTCGCTTCGATTTTCCGGTCAGCGCCTTCTTGGCCTTGGCGACCAGCTTTTCGGCCCGCTCCGTGGGGCTCCACCGACCGAGACCGCCGGCCCCGATGATCTTCTCCACCTGG